ATGTCTTTTCGTTGGCCTAATAAAGACCCAGATGAATTGCTGGACTACAGTGTAGACTGGTCTAGGTTTCTTGGTACAGGTACTATTAGTAGCGTAGTATGGTATGTTAATAATGCTAGTGGAGTTAAGACTGTTCTTACGCCAACAGGAACAGTGCATAACCTACGCAGTGTATCACAGACTATTAGTAGCAATAACCAAATTGCAACAATCTATTTAGCGGATGGAACTAACAATATTCAGTATACCATTTTCTGTCAGATTTCAGATAACACAGGCAATATTGCAGAACGTAGCATCAAACTTAAAGTGAGAGAAAAGTAATGGCATATGATTTTTTAGGACTGGTAAATCAAGTTAACCGTAGACTTAACGAAGTAGAACTTACTTCTGCTAACTTTGCCACAGCTTCAGGTTTTTATGCGCAGGCAAAAGATGCAGTAAATGCCGCTATTCGTGATATTAATCAGTATGAATATAATTGGCCTTTTAATCATGTAGAAGAGGAAGATGTTCTTACTGCTAACATTACTCGTTACTCTTTTCCTTTTGACGCAAAGTTAATAAATTTTAATACTTTTAGAATTAAGGAGGATGCTACATTAGGCAACGATACAAAAAAACTAAAAGTCATTGCTTATGAAGACTATCTAAATAACTATATAGGTTATGAATATGATGCTAGTAATGCTTCTTCTGCTCTGCCTAATTTTGTGTTTCAATCACCCGCTGAAGAATATGGTTTAGTTCCACCGCCAGATAAAGCCTATACTGTAGTGTATGAATACTACCGCATTCCCGTAGACTTGATTTCAGACACGGATGTGCCTACTATTCCTGAAAGATTTATGCATGTTATTACCGATGGTGCCATGCACTACGCTCATTTGTTTAGAGGTAACACACAAGACGCATTAGTCTCTAAAGAAAAGTTCCAAGAAGGTATTAAGAATATGCGTTCAGTGTTGATTAATCGTTATGACTACGTGCGTTCTACTGCAATAGGAAGTCAAGCTAACTTTATTGTGCGAGTGTAAACAATTAACACTTGACAAATACGTTTAAATATGTAAAACTATAGTATAGGAATTAAGTAGAATGCCAGATTCATGGAATACATTTCCCATAGAATTTAAACAAGGGCTAATTACTAACCTCAGTCCACTGCAGCAAGGTATGAATCAACCGGGTAGCGCAAGAGTTCTACTTAATTTTGAGCCTTCGGTTGAAGGTGGTTATAGAAAAATTGAAGGGTTTGTAAAACACGACAACAATGCATTAGCTGGTTCAGGTATTATTCGTGGTATCACATACTATGGTGGTCGTGTATATGCAGCAAGAGGAGCAGAATTATATAGGTCATCTGGTAGCGGCTGGACACAAGTAACAAACAATGCTACTTTTTCTAGCGTTGGTATTAATTTAGGTGGTTCTGGTGTTGTTCGATTTGAAAAATATGATTTTGACGGTACTGAAAAATTATTTATTGTAGATGGTGCTAGTAGACCTTTTATATTTGATGGCAATGCAGGAACACTTACACAGCTATCTAGTTTAAGTGGTGACTTTACTGGGTGTGATTTTGTAGTACAGTTTGCAAATCATTTGTTTTTAGCTAACGGACAAAATTTATTTTTCTCTGCTCCGTATAAAGATACAGACTTTACCATAGCTACCGGCGGTGGTGTTATCAACATCACAGATGACATAACTGATCTAATCGTTTTTCGTGAGCAGTTAATTGTATTTGGTAAAACAGTTATTAAACGGGTTACTGGAAATAGTGTAGCAGATTTTCAGTTGCATGACATCTCTACTGACTTGGGTGCTATTCAACCTGATACAGCAAAAGAGGTTAGTGGTGACGTAGTATTCCTTGGACCGGATGGTATACGTACATTAGGTGCTACTGATAGAATTGGCGACTTTAATCTTGCTGTTTTATCAAAACCGATTCAGTCACAGGTTACTGACTTTGTTGATAACTCAAGTGCTTTTTGCTCTTTAGTAATTAGAAACAAAAGCCAGTATAGATTATTTGGTTATGCAAGTGGTATTTCAAATGCATCTAGTCTAGGTGTGATAGCATCACAAATAGGTGAAGGTCAGTTTGCTTGGGCAGAAACTCGTGGCATTAATGCACGTGTAAGTTTCAGTGAATATGTAGATGATGAAGAATTTATATATTTTGCTAATGATGATGGGTATGTATATAGATTAGAGCGTGGTTCTAGTTTTGATGGACAAAACATTCTTGCAACATTTGCTAGTCCTTTCCTGACTTTTCAAGACCCTAGACTACGTAAGACTTTTTATAAAGCACACTTATACACCGATCCAACAGGTTCAGTAGAAGTAGACTTTCAGTTAATACTTGACTTTGACAGGGCTAATACCGGCGTTGTTCAGCCAAACATCATACCGTTAGCTAATAACACTAGTAATTTTTCTAGGTTTGGATCACCATCAGCTACATATGGTACAGCAACATACGGTTCAGGAAACGTGGACAGCATACTGGAAACACAGATAATTGGGTCTGCATATAATGCATCAATAACATTAACATCTGATGATATTAATCCACCTTTTTCACTAGATGCTATTATTATTGAATTTGCAATAAACGGAAGAAAGTAATACTATGGCAGGTTATACCAGACAAGCAGCAGCTAATATTGTAGCTAATAATATTATTG